TGCCTAATTTTGCTTTACCTCTTCCAATAAAATGGTCTGTTGGAAAAAACAAATTCAACGAAGAAAACCCTAATGAACCACTATTGGCAATTCAAGTACCTGTTGAATCTGTCACTTCATTGATTGAACATCTTACAAACCTTGTGAATACAAAACAAGTTGAAAAAAAAGTATATGATCCAAAAATTGGAAAGAGTACTGAAAAACCATGCGTTATGCTTTATTGCAAAGGCACTAATGGTGACTATGGATTATATGGAAGCTTTTCGCCCTTGAAAATTGAAGATGCCCCAGATCTCAATCAAATGGAATTTTAATGAAACCTCCACTTAAAATCCTTGACACTTTTGCAGGTATTGGTGGATTTAGTTATGCTGCTGAAAAAATTATCGGTGGCTTTGAAACTACACAATTTATTGAAATTGAGCCATACTGTCAAAAAGTACTAAAAAAACATTGGCCTAACGTTCCCATTCACGATGACATCAAAACATTTACAGCAAGACCTTTTCAGTTCGATGTCATTACAGGAGGATTTCCCTGTCAGGACATATCCGTTGCAGGCCTCCAAAAAGGAATCACGAAGCAATCCAGATCAGGTCTTTTTTACGAACTCGTCAGAGTCATATGCCTGGTACGACCAAAGTTCATCGTCTTGGAAAACGTGGCAGCGATCCTTAATAACGGATTGGACATCGTACTCGGAGAGCTTTCCGAAGCAGGGTACGATGCAGAATGGTCAGTTATATCTGCAAGTTCTTTGGGAGCCTGTCACCGTAGAAGCAGATGGTGGCTCGTTGCCTACCCCAAGAGCATCGGATGTGGAGGGAGGAATAGCGAAAGATGTTCAATTCAAGAACGGCAGCTTTTTTCGGGAAAACAAAGAGGGAGTGAGATGGGGAGTAAAACTCAGAGATGCAGTGACACTACTTCCAACCCCAACAGCAATGGACACCAAGGAAGATTCACTGAAACACGCAACAAAGTTACTTCAGGGCAAGACTCACAGATCATCAGGTCAACCAATACAAGTGAGCTTAAGCGATGCAGTGATGATGGAGAAGATAAAGAAAAATCCCCAACTTATGGAAATTTATCAAAATCATCAGATGGAGGAAAGACCATATCTACCAACACAGGAAGAATTCGTGACTTATCTCAGAAGTCAAACAACAATCAAGGAATTAGCAGCCAAAACAACTATCAAGAAAACAACAATAGAACATTGGTTTCGGAAGGACAAGAAGGGATTCAGTTATCCCTCAATAGAGAACTGGTTAGAGATCAAACCATTTCTGAAGACAATAAAATTCGACATGAAGATGACAACAGTGAAAACAAAAGAATGGACAACAAAAAGTCAAACATTACCAACTCCGACAGCAAGAGATTACAAGGACGGGTCATGGAAGTCATGTATGAATTGCAAGAAACACGAGACTTTAGGAAGACAGATTCATGTAGCGGTAAGGAGCTTGCCAACCCCAACAACAATGGATTATCTTCCACAGAGAAGCGCGGAATCAATGAAAAAACAAGCAACAGAACATCGCAAAGGGAGAAAACAGTTAGCCAATCTAAGGGAGGCAGTGAACCCACAGGCAGTGGATCTTTTCAATCAGTTTCAAACACTACCGACACCTTCGGCTCACGAACACAAAGCAACAGGACAGAAAAATTCAAGTCAATCTGGACAAATGCTTTCTTCAATAGCAAGGAGAGGAGAACTCTCTCCCCAGACTGGACTGGATATGTTTCTGAACCCTGCCTTCGTAGAGGAGATGATGGGTTACGAGGTAGGACACACCGACTTAGAGCATTAGGAAATAGTATCGTACCAACTGTCGCTGCGATACCATTACAAAGAGTACATGATCTTTATTACAAATGAAACCAGTCAGAAAATCAATTATTAAATTACAAAAGCTCAAAGAAATTAGACGTAAAAATTTAGAAAAGAATTTTTTAGAGATTCAAATGAAAGGACAAGATCATTATGTATTTATTAAAGAAAATGGCAAGGCACAAGTAATTTATGATGAAGGTCGTTGGGTTACAGAACACATAAGAACTGCTGTGCTTAAATTCAATTATGAAGTTGATAAAATTGATAAATTATTGATTAAAGACTTTACTGATGAAGAAATCAAGGAATACGAAAAAACTTCTTAATGGGATTAGTTGGTTTTCTTTTTTCTTTTCTCATCTGTTGTACAACTCTTTCTGCTTCTAATTCTATAAGTCTGTTTAACAATGAAGCCATAAATATATCTTGATCAAATTTCTTTCTAACCATATGTGTACAATATCTTTTTACGTTATCTATATCTTTTGCTTTCATAATTTCTCTACACTGCATTTCAACTTCTAACTCCAACTCTGGAGGAGCTGGTTCTATGTCAATGTTGAGAAATTTAGTTATTTTCATTGAAGGTTAGTGGTAGAACCTGGATATAGTCTGGCCTCAATAAAAGCAACTGCTTGATCGTCTATTGTGTTGTCTGTTTGTTTAGCTAATGCTTTTAACAAATCAATAATTAATCTCTTCATTGCTTTAGATTTAATAAATACAAGAAGAATAGGTTTTAAAATTTTTACCATCGTTTTTATGTGTTACTTTCCAAACATAGCTACTTTGCTAGTATTAGACAAGAATCTTAACTTTTATGGTTGAAGAGAAAAAGAAAAATGCTTTCCAAAAACTTAAGGAAGGTTTAGATGACAAAGAAGAACAACTAGCAATTATCAGTTTATTTGTCAGATTAGGTGTTGTTGTTTGGAGTGGTTTTATAGTTACACTTAACTACATATCAATTCCAGGTTATAGCTCAGAACCTAAAGACATAACTTTTCCAGCAAGTTTGCTTACAGGTGCATTAGCAACTTTTGGCCTTGAAGGATCAAAGAAAAGTAGTAAGAAAGACGATAAGGTTGCAATGGGAGATGGTATGGTTCAAACTATAAGGGTAGTAACACCTATTAAAATAGAAGGTGCTGAAGTAATCGACCCTAAACCTAAAAAATGAAAAAGCTACTTCCATTATTATTACTTATACCAATGTCACCAGTTCTAAGTGACATCAAGCAAGAATTCGTTACCTCTGCACAGATCACAGTTGATATGCCCTATGTTGTTACGAATAAGGTAGGAACTACATATTCATTAAGTGGAAATAATATTACACCATCTGTAACTGTAGGAGATACAACAACAGCAGGAAAGATAGGTGGAATAAATGTTGGCAGCCTTACTAATGGCGTTCCAGCGATGGTTCAAACAGATACCACAGTAACCACTAGCGGTTCAGCCTTCTCAAAAACAGAATCGGTAATTATGGG